ATGACTAACAACGAGATTATTTTTGAGACTGTCCGCGCCGCCTTTACTCCCGCCCAGCTTGCCGAGCTGGTCAAGGCGATCTATCCCGCCGACAAGATCAGCGCCCGCCGGGCCAGCGTCAAGATCACCGTTGCCGAGGGCAGCGACGACAACCAGGAAGATATTTTTAACGCCATGCTGGCCGCCGATACTTTCCACACTTTCGCGGAGTGGAAGCGCATGGGGTACAGCGTGAAAAAGGGCGAACACGCCGCGCTGGTGTGCAACCTCTGGAAGTACACCGACAAGCCCGGCAAGGCCGCCCGCGAAGCTGCCGCCGCTGCCGGGCAGGATGCCCCCGAAAGTGACCCCCATTTCTACATGGCGAAAGCGCATCTTTTCAGCGCCTTGCAGGTGCAGAAAAGCAAGTAAACCCCGGACGCGGACACTTTAGCAGGGCTGCACCGCTCAAAGCAACCCAGCCCCAGCCCACCAGGGCCGACAATCAAATTTTTGGAGGTTATCAGCATGAAAAAGTACACCGGCAATTATACCAACGAGGCAACAAAGGCCCTGAAAAATTCCGACAAGATCATCTGCCGCACCGCCGACGACGGCACGATCTATCTTTGCAACGGCTATTTCCTGTACAAGATGAATCCGCTGGAATATGCCGCCGTTGCCCAGGCCGCTACCCAGTGCGAGCCGGGTAACTGGATCATCGACAAGGACGGCAAGCGCGACGAACAGAATTTTGACGCGGTAAAGGTCTTTACCGATGCCGTCAAGGCCGCAGAGAACGCCGGGAATCTGGCGCGCTGCCCGCTCGATCTGGACACCGGCAAAATCCCGGCCCGCTGCTACTACAACGCGGAAAAGGATTTTGCAGCGTTCTACAACAACAAATTTGTTTCCGCGTTCCGCTCCGGCGCAATGCTCCGCAGCCCCGGCCCGCTGTCCGCCGCCGTCGCCTACGACAACGACGAGCCTTTTGCAATGGTGCTTCCCATCCGCCCGGAAGAAAAGGCCTCCCGCGCCGTCAAGGCATATTTCACCGAGGCCACCAGCAACAACGAATCCGACAAGCTCCGCGCCGATCTGACCGCCGCCAATAACGAAATCGCCCAGGCTAATAACGAAATCGCCCGGTTGCGTGAACAAATCGCCCAGCAGGCCGCCGCGCCGGCCGCCGCCCAGGAAGCCCAGCAGGCCGCCCAGGAAGCCGACGACAACAAGCCCCAGCAGGCACCCGCCCAGGACGCAAAGACCGCCGCCGAGCTGATTGCAGCCCGCTTTGCAGATATGGCAGGCGTGACCGCCACAATCAAGGGCGCACAGACCGCCGCGCCGGTGGTATGGCTGGCAGGCGATACCGAGAAACACGCCGACGCGATCAAGGCAGCAGGCGCAAAATGGAGCAACAAAAAATCCGCGTTCTATGTCCGCGTCGCCTAACCCCAGCAGCCCGCAAGGCCGACGGCATCCGCCGCCGCTGGTGCAAGTCCAGCCGCCCACCAGGGCGGGCGCTCATGGGCCACAAAACCCAAAACCACAAAACAGGAGGTTTTCACCATGGCAGCAACAACACGCCCCATCCCCGGCACCTTTTCCAAAGTCCCCGGTGGCTACGCCCAGCAGATCAACGAACAGACAACGCTTTTTGTCCCGGATATGTGCGCCGCCAGTTTTAACCCCGACACCGGCGATCTCTGCGGCTACGCTCCCGACTATGAAGCATTGGAAGCGGCAAAGGCTCCCGCCGTTCACGCGGACAGGCCCGGCGAATATTCCTACTGCTACGAAATGCAAAAGGCTCCCACGGGCTGCGACTTCGCCGCCGATCTCGCCTATTATGGCAAGCACTACTTTCTCCGCCCACTCCGCGACGATCTCCCCCGGCTCCACGGGCGCGGTATCGACTACGACGAAAAGCGCAACACCTACACGGTCACGCTCCGCGCCTACGACAAACTCAAACAGCAATACCGCATCAGCTACGAAACTTGCCTTGACTGACCCACAAAACCCGGAAACCTTGGCGGGCCGCACCGGCGAAAGCGACCCGACCCCAGCCAAACGGCACCAAATCACAAAACAGGAGGTACACGCCATGTATGAACAGATCGGATTGATCGACCAGGCCCCGGAGGAAATCACCCCCGCCGCCAACGAAACCCAGCCCGAACAACCCACCGCAGAGGCCGCCCCCGCTGTCCGCTATTATGAGATCAGCGAGGCAACCGCCCGCCGGGCCAACGACGCAAATTCCATGCGGGACTATAAGCCCGGCAGCGCAACGGCAGAATACCGCGCCGCCGTTGACAAGGCTGCCGCGCTGGTGGCATCCAAAAAAGCCGCCGTCAGCCCTTACTACCACGACAAGCTGGACAGCCTGCTTGACCGCTACGCCCGCCGCCTTGCCGAATACTACAACGCCTATTACCGCAACGAGGCATCTTGCCCCTCCATCCTCATTTCCGGCGGCTCCAATTTCCCGGTAAACAAGAAGAACAAGCAGAACGCCCGCCGGGACAGCTTGTTTCAGGAATACAAGCAGATCGAGGGCATCTTGGACAAGATCAAGGGCATCGGCACCGGCGCTGTTGACCTGGCCGACCCCCACGCCCGCGAAATTCTCACCGATCAGCTCAACGCCTACCAAAAGTCCCTGGATGATGCAAAGGCCGCCAATGCCTATTACCGCAAGCACAAAACGCTGGACGGCTGCCCCGGCATCGGCCCCAAGGAACGCGAATGGCTGACCCGGCCCGGCGTATTCGCAAAGGGCGGCGGCTCCCCGTTGGAGCTGTACGGCTGCCCGTTCCCGCCTTACGAACTCCAAAGCCGCCGAGGCTATATCAAGCGCGTTGCCGACCGTCTGGCCGAGCTGGACAAACGACAAGCCGAGCAGGCCCAGCCCGCCGAAAGCACCAAGTTTGACGGCGGCGAGATCGTCCGCAACCTGGAAGCCGACCGGCTCCAAATCCTCTTTGACGACAAGCCCGACGAGGACACCCGCGCCGCGCTGAAAAGCAACGGTTTCCGCTGGTCTCCCCGCTATCAGGCATGGCAGCGCCAGCTTACCGCAAACGCAGAAAGCGCCGCCCGCCGCGCCCTGGGCCTTAACTGACAACCAATTTCGTGACCCCACGAAAATGATACCCGGACACCTTGGCGGGCCGCACCGGCGAAAGCGACCCGACCCCATACAAAACCCGCCGCCCAGGGTAAAGGGCAGATAGGAGTGCATGATGAAGATTCCAAAATATGTGCAGGAGCTTATGGGCCGGGCTGAATATAATTTCACTCTCCCCGGCAAAAATCCCAACGCAGAGGTTGGTTATACCGTCGAGATCAAAAAATATTCCCACTACGAAACCGCCGATACTTTCAGGGGCGAAATCGACCGTCTCAAAAGATGGGTAGACCGCCAGCCCGGCGGGGAAATGATTATTATTTCCTGCCCCGCGCATACAGTCCACAAAACAATGCAGTACGCAACCGTTACGATCTTCGACCCTGTGATGCAGAAGATCGAGCAGTACATCCCACAGAAAAAGGAGGCAACGAAATGAAAACCGCCGGATATTGGGCCTGCCGCAACGAGATCATCAACGCCCATCTTGACACCCCGCACAAATACGAGCCGTTCACAGAGCTTTTCGACACGGAAAAGCTCGACGAAATCCGGGATAAATACGGCGCAGACCTGTACAAAGAGAGCTACGCCGACGCGCTGCATGAAGTCATGGAGCTGTCCAACCTCACAACCCACTTGCGCGCCCTGGGCGTTGATTGCAAGCCCATCTTTACCCCCGACGACTGCCATGTAAACTACATCGCGGTTTTCTCCCTTGGTAGTACGACCGCGCAGCGTATCAACGAGATCGCAACCAAAAAGGCGCTTTGCGTTCTCTTTCAATGCCCCACACACTGAAAAATTTTCAACATTTTCCCCAAAATAACCCACACAGGAGGCAAGCTATGTTTATTGCGCCCACAGGCACAGCCCTGTACACAAAAGAGCATGACGGCACCGTGCAGCGGTGGTATCTGGATAGCTGGCACGGCGACTGGTTTTCTGTCGCCACAAAGAAAAACGCCAAGCTGCACGACTACAAGCGCTATTATCCCGCTGCCGAGATCGGCCAAACCATCTACGAAACCCGAAAAGAGGCCGTGGCGGCACCCCGCCCGGCCACCGTGTACCAGCCGCGATAAAAAATCATTAGACTGGTGCAATATCGTGTGTTATAATACGACAAAATGCAACAGTCCCCACAAAACGGAGGCGATACAATGGACATCACCCACGAAATTTTCCCTGCGTTCCGCCTGGTGGCCCAGTTTGCCGACGGCGCGCGTTTACTGTTCGACGGATTCACAGAGGAGCAGGCCCAACAGCGCATGGAGGCCGCCCAAACCCAGCATGGAGATATTACCTGGTATGACGGCGTGACCAACGAACACTACGAAAACGGAAAGTATCACAAGATGGCCCCGCAGCCGCCGGAGATCACCATGATAGACCTGACGGACTACGGCCCACTTCACGAAAAGGAGGATTGACACAATGGCAATTCGTGAATCCAAGCGGCGCAACAACGACAAATACAACGCCAAGTGCGACCGCATCAGCGCCCGTCCCATGAAGCCTGTTGGTAACGCTATCCGCGCCGCTGCCAAGGCCGCCGGGCAGAGCGTCCAGGCTTATGTCCTGCAAGCCTGCACCGAGCGCATGACCCGCGAGGGCCAGCCGTTGGAGCTGCCGGACGAGCGGCCCGACGCGGAATAAACCACCCTGAAACAAAACGCCACCCCGGCAAACCGTAACAGATCGGTCGCCGGGGTGGTTTTCTGTCTATTCGCAAATTGTTTTTCCAGGGCCGCCACAGATCGGCGGAAATGGCTTCGCGTCGCGCGTTCCGCCGGTAGCCAAAATGTTCTTATAAGGCAGCTTCGCCGCCGTGGCATCCACCACAAAAGCAGGCCCAAAACAGCCCCGGAAACAGGGTGATTTTCTCCCGCTCCAAAGAGGCAAAATTTTTCGGCGCTTATTATGTACGCGCGCGCGATGCACGGGCGGCCAGATCATCCACGCCGGGTAGCTCCTCCAGCACTTCGCCAAAGCGCTTCATGGCTTTTGCCTCCCAGCTTCGCGCGGTGCTGTCCGGGGCGTTGATCTTGATAGCTGTTTTTGCCCAACTGTACCCATAGACATACCGCAGCGCAATCACCTGTTTGTACTTACCGTTCAGGGTGTCCAGGCAGGCCCGGATATTGGCCGCATCGCCGGTCAAAGTCCTTTCCTTTGCCTCGATCTCTGCCAGCCGATCACCAATGCCGTTTTCCGCCGCCCGCAGTCCCAGCGTTTCCGTTGGCTTGCCAGGAGACGACCCACGCGGCATCCCTGCCGTTTCCGCTCCACGCAGCCCATTGTATTCATTCTCCAGTTCCTCCCGCTCCTGTTTTAACAGCCGCAGCATCCCCGGAATAGCCTTGTAATACAGGGCTATGTGCTTCACGATCTCATACCGCATCCCGTCGCCTCCCGTTCCCGCCGCCTGTGTATCAGGTCAGCGTATGACTGAAAATCGGCTCGTCCGCATCCTGTTCGTCAACCTCCACCGGCTCGCCCAAGATCGCGCTTAACCGACGGGCCAGCAGTGCATACCCGTAGTAGTCGCCGCCCTCTGCCCATTCTCCAAACTTCCTGAAATTCTCCTCGGTGCCTTTTACCGTCTCCGCGATACGCTCCGCGCCAAAACCAAGCGTCTTGTGGGCAGCAAGGGAGTACAGTTTTACCACGATCTCCGCCGCGTCCCGCTGCTCGCTCAACAAACGCCAATCCCGGTTGTTCTTCGGCGATTTTGTGACTGGGAGAACAAAGCCGCCCGGCAACAGGTCGCCCAGCTCCTCGTCCAGCTTCTTTTTGGCCCTTTCCATGCCCACAGCCCGCTTGTTGGTGTCAAAGCGTTCCGCGCGGGCGTTGGCATCGTCCACGACGCGCTGCAAGCGGGATTCTCCAACGCCGTACTTGTCGTTGAGGGCCACCAGATAGCAAAGACAAATCACATTGGCCGCCGCCTGCCGGTGTTCCTCCACGCGCTGACTTTCCGGCTTCTTATCGTGCAGATACTTCCGTTGGGCCTGCTGGGCGATGTTCTTCCCGTAATACGCTGGTATTCTGTTCCTCCGGCTCATACTGTTCCTCCTGTTCACTGTCATTTTCCACATTTCGCCCGCACAATGGGCAAAAACTCACACAAAGCACATTCAGGCCGCCGCCGTGCGTCCTGGTGTCCATGCAGAGGCGCGGTTTTTCATCCTCGCCCCACTCAATCCAAAACGCGGTGCCGTCCACCGTCTCCAACTTCTGGTGCCGCTCGCACAGGGCGCAGCGGTGCTGTTTCTGGCCGTCCATAGGCTACTTTCCCTCCTTTGCCAGCTCCCGCCAGCGTTTTACTTCCTCCTTGCTGTCCGCCGTGATGATCTCGGTAAACTTCCAGCCCGCAGGCCGGGCGATCAGCTCCAGAAACACCCGCCGACGCACAGGATAGTCCCGCTGCATCCGCCGGACAAACTTACTCTTGACCTCCACGATCTCCACGGTGCCGTCGGCGTATTCCAGGCGAAAATCAGCCGTGTATTGCACAGGGCGCAGCTTAACGCCGCCGTATTCACCGGCAGGGAACAAGGGAAAGCACGGGTGCGCTTCCCACTTCACGATCTCACCACGGGCCACTTTGGGCGCAATGGTGCCTATGTAATACTCATACTCTCCCTGGCTGTCAAAGTCCCGCCCAGCCGCCGCAGCGGCCTTTGCGGCATCAGCCAGAGGGTCAGCCCGCTTTTTCCCGCTCCGGGCCATTTGCCGCTCCGCCTGCGCACGGTAACGGGGCGGCAAGTCCGACAGCTCCAGCCGTAAAGACATTACAGGCCCTCGCGGCGCTGTTCGTCCTGCGTCGCCATCATATCGGCGGTGTGGAGCGCCAGCACAAGAGGCGTTTTCTTCATGGCGTTGTTGAGCGCATAGCTTCCGCCACGGAAAGCATCGTCATAGGCTCCCATGTGCCAACGAATTGCCAGGGCCTCGTCGTCGGTCAGCTTCATGTGCTGCATAATCAGATACACGGACTTTTCGCCGTGTCCCATGGGCAGACGCTCCTTGACTTCCCAGCCCGGCACATCTTCCCACTGGCCCTGTTCGTTCTTCTTCCGCTTGGTGGTGGGGGAGTAGTATTCCACCTTGCAGAGATCGTGCAGCAGAGCCACGATAGCCCTGCTTTCCTGACCGTGGCCTACGGCATAGGGGTTTATCAGCAGCCGATCATAGACATTCAGGCTATGATCTACCAGCCCTCCAGTGTATGCCCCGTGGTGCTTCGTGCTGGCCGGGGCTGTGAAAAAGTCCGTGGTTTCCAGCCACGCCAGCAGTTCCGTCGCGCCCTCTCGGTTGATCTGCGTTTCAAAGATTGCCTTAAACCGCTCCTTGTTTGTCATTCTCGCTTTTTCCTCCTTGGCTTTGGTATATAATCCCGCCCATGCCAACACTCGGCACGGCGTAAGATCACGGTGGTATGTCTCATGCCCGCGTCACTGACCTTTGTTTCCACCCGATTCAGGGTGTAGCCAGGATATTTTTTCTCCCAAAACGCGGCATCGTCTATGTACAGGGTACTTGCTTCCTCCAGCTTGCCCCGACTCCATTTACTGTCATTGGGGGGCGGTGTCTTGGGCTTCTCCAGCCCACGGCTCTGCCGCCAGCTCCGGGCGCACCTCTTGTTTTTGCAAATATATCTCACAAGGCTTTCCACGCTGCCGTGGTCAACATCCAGGTATTCCCCGCGCGTCAAGCCTATTCTTTTCCCGTTTTTATCGCTCCACAGTTCTTCCAGCACATCACGATTCAATCCCTCGGTATGCTGGATGATTGCGTGGTGGTGGTGACGGCCTGTAACGGTGCCGTCCTCCTGAATGGTGCTGTACTCCGTTGCAGCTACCCACTTTGGGCGCTCTACCTGGTGCTTATCACACCAGCGGTACAGTCTCTTGATGAAGTTGGTAAAATCCAGATCGGCCCGCTTTGTGTCTCCCGGCTCCGGGTGGTGGGCATCGTCGTATGTTCCCGTCCACGAAAAATCACCACGGCCAAAGTTGGTATTCACAAGCTGAACATGATAGCGTTTCGCCCTGTTGTCGTTGTATGTCTGCTGGGCCAGGGTGGAGGCTTCTTTCTTCTTGGCTCTCCGGCTGGCCTTGTGCTGCTTAACAGTGACCGGGTATAGATCGACCTCCATGTAAGGGGCCGTGTCGTAGTCCTTGCCGCAGATATGCTTTTGTTCCCGGTAATAGATCGACTTCATGGCCCTTACCTCTGGCTTTCTGAAATAGCACTTCGCCCTGGTCGTATCAAGGCCGGGTAGTATTTGCTCGCGCAAATCTCCACCCTTTCCCTTGACACTTCCCCGTGCTTCGTGCTGTGTGCTAATCATCGGAAGCAAGGCCGGGCCTTGCCTCCGACACCCCACGAAATTATGGGATTGCTTACTGTCTGGCCCAGGGATATTCCCCTATGATCGGGGGCTTGTCCCTTAACTTACTGCTGATATACCAGCCCATTGTCGGCCCTCGCCGACTTCAATTTTTCCCCGCCGCCACGGCGGGAATAGGATTCCAGCGCAACCGGCGAGGCCGCGCCGCTATGCGACGCGACCGTTTCCGGCTGTTAAATTGTCTCGTCCGGCTCCAGTTTCAGCAGCTCTTTTAGCTGTTTCCAGATGCGGAATTGCCGCTTATCGACCCGCTCCAGCGCGTCCTTGATAAGATACAGGCGGTTTATGATCGTCTCCGAATCCCGGCGGCGCTCCGTTTCAATCTGCCCGCACAGCTTATTTCTGGCCGTCGTGCGGGCCATTGCGGTACGGTAGCAAACGGACAGCACCCGACCGCTCAAAAGATGGATATTCAGGCAGTACGGGCAATCCCCGGTGCCTTTTTCGTTCATGTCGATGTACTCGATCTGCTCCACCGCCACGGTGTAGTAGTCCTCAAAGTCAATCACGGTTTCCCGCCTCCTCTCAACGGACACCAGCGCGGGGAGTTTTTGCCCCGCTCCTTTGAGCTAATCCATTTCATGTGCAGCGCCCGCCATTGGAAAATGCTGTGGGCGCACCAGAAGCGGATTTTTCCGCCGGTGAATGTGGGCTTTTTCACGCAATGCTGGCACCCCTCACAGCGCGGCACCGGCTTCATTCCTCGCCCTCCGGCTCGTCGCTCTGGCACCCGCCGGACAACTTCGTGATCTCACGCCCGCAGGCGGGGCAGAAGTGCCAGCCGTTTTCCGCCGGGCCGTCCGCCTCAAAGTTTTCTATGTAGCCGCACTTGGCGCACTTCCAAGCGTCATGCTCCTGGTCAACGCAGATGTATTCCGTCATTCTGTTTCCTCCTCCGGCTTGCCGTGCTGGCAATCCTGGCACTCCAGATTTTCGTTAGGGTTATCACATGGCCTTTCCTCATGCTCCGGGCAAGTGCACTGGTATCTCATTCTCGTTTCTCCTTTCGCAAGGCCGCCTCCGCCTCCTCGTTTGTCAGGAATACCGTTTTTCCGAAATCATCATCCCGATATTCCTTTATCCTGCCTCTGTACTCAATCGGCTCAAGCCTGTATGTGGTCGTCGCCCTGCAATTCCTGACGGAGTGGCGGATTTCTTTTACCTCGGCGCAGTAAATAACATATTTGTACTCCGTCGGCACATCCCACAGGGCATATACCCAATCTCCGATCTTACAAGGCAGCACCTCCAGCCGCCCGGTTTTGTCGGCCTGCGCCAGCTCTTGGATGCGGTTAATCCCTGTCGCTCCAACAATGTGAATCAGTTCGGACAGTTGCTTTTTGGCTTCCTCGCACTGCTCCATCGCTGCCCGCATCGTGTTATAGTCGCACGGCTCCATCCTTGTATTTTCATAGGCCGCAAGCTGGTCAACGGCTTCGCCCCAGTAATTCGCCTGGTTGTCGCCGGTCAGCTTCCCATTTACTCCGTTAATGCACCACTTTCCGTCGTGCATATAGGTCAAACGCCCCATATATCCGCCTCCTCTCCAACAAATAAACTTTTCTGTAATGGCTCGTCCAACATCCGCCAGAAAAACCGCTTGTCTGATGGTATAAATCCCTCGTCCTCCAGACGGAAACGCTCGTCGTAGTCGTGTACCGTGTGTCCGTCCGGCTTGAAGTTCACCGGGCTATCCTTATCCCATTTGAGCAACAGCGCCCACAGATCGGGGTAGCCTTTGCGGAGCTGCCGCAACTGGTTTACGCCTTGGTTGTGGCACATCCAGCATCCATCCCGGCAACTTGATTCATAGCTTGGGGACAGGATATTTTCGTACATACAGTAGAGGCCGCACAAATCTTCCTCTATGCCAAACTCCACCAGTGGGGCGCGTTTCCTCTCGTTCAACTGACCAAAGCGGGCAGGCTCGTCCGCCGCGATGCCGATGTACTCCACGATATTTTTACCGCCCCTCGCGGCGGGGCTATCCAAAAACCTGGTTTTGAGCTTCTGACACCATTGGCCTGTTCTGTTGATGGTGACTGGGAATCCGTATATAGTCGATTTTGAGTTTCTTGCACCAGCTCCCGATTTGTGCAGGGAAACCCTGCGGTCTGCTCTCTGGCGTTCCGTTTGAGATCGGATTGGCACCAAGGCCCCCACAGGGTCGGGAATCCCAAGATCGTCCCTTGCTGCTGACAGTACCCCCCCCCCCCCGCTGGAGGAGGCTTTGCGTTTCGGCACATGGTAGAACATCTTTTCATAGGTGATCTTCTCGCCGTTGCGCATAGCGCAGAGGTGTTCAACTTCGATGCGGTATTTTCGCCAGATATATTCATCCGCCATATCCTTGAACTTCACCATTTCCGGGTGTTCTCCCCGGATGGTGTCGGTGGCCCATATATCCGTGGTGGTAATGCGGTCAAGCCGCAGGCCCCGCGTGATAATTACATCCAGCATCTTCAAACTGTCCTTGCCGTGGCTGATGCGGGCGATGTACTGGAGCTGTTCATCGCCAATATGTAACTCGTTGTCCATCGTCCGCCTCCGTTCTCATAGTTCCTCCACGGCCCGCTCCAGAAATTCAAGACACTTATTCACAGCCTCGCCGGTGTAGGATTGCGCCGCTCTGTCCAGCCTGTCCGGGTCTGCGCCCATCTTGGCAAGCAAGATCGCCAGCTCCTCGTTATTCATGTCGTGGATTCTGTCGCCCTCGTTCTTTACGACCTCCGGGCATACCCGCTTTCTCGCGCACTGGCAGGCTTTCCCGCCAGGAATCAACGCACAGCCAGGGACGCTGCATCTATCGCATATTTTCATGCTCATTACCCCTTGTAATCTTCAAATCTTTTTGTTGATCGGAATATTGCCGGGCTGTTCACCCACCGTTGCAGGCGTTTAATTTCTTTCGGCGCGTTTGGCTTGTTATAAACCATCACATACGGGTCATATCCCAACTCCCGCAGGGTATATATCCTGTACAGGTTTTCTTCCATGGTGCTATTGAAATTGGTGAGGCAATACACCGTCCCGAATCGTCCGCTTTTGTTCTTCCGGCCAACCTTTGCATACCACGCAAATTTTTCCGTGAGATCGAGCCTTGGATTATCCCAAGCAAAATGCACATTTTTCAGGCGCATGGCGTTTATATCTGCCACATCGTCCTCGTCCAGCAACCGAATGTCCAGCCCTTGCGTGAAGTCGATCTGTGCGCCCGTTTCCCGGTATTGCCGCATCAAATCCCGCTTGTCCGGGCAGGCCGTCAAATTCGGGTCAAGCACCCGGATTTCCTTTTGCCCGTTCCAGAAGTCCGATACATCCGCCACCTTGTAGGAGCATCGCCCCTCCTTGGCGCACACATGGCAAAAGCCGCAGCAGTTCGGACACCCCCGGCTGGTCATGCTCACCGCGAAATTGTATTGCGGGTACAGGCTGTAATCAGGAAACATCCGCTCGATCTCCGGCGGCAGCCACTCGTTTTTGCTTTTGTCGAACACTTCCTTGCCGTTCTCCAGATGGATGCAATAGCCCGTTCCGCCTTTGATAATGCGATCTGCGTTCATCGGCTCTGGCACATCCGGGCTGTATTCATCCGAAAAAATCTTGCTCATGTACACAATGTCGTAGTGGAATAAGTCACTCCACCACCATTCCACAAGATCGCCCTGCGCTTTGTGGTATGCAGATATGCGCATCAGGGCAAGGTTTGGGAAGTTGTGGCCGTCAACATCTATCAGGCCGATTCTCATTCTGTACTCCAGTCGATTGCCTGGCCGCACTGACCGCAAAACTTGTTCGGCGTTCCATCCTCGTTGTGGAGGTATTCGCCGCTCCCGCAACGCTGGCAGGCCAAAATATCGCCGTCGTCGTCAGGGTAGGGGCGCAGCGGCACCAGCTTACCCAGCGCATCCCGTCCCATCCGGCAAGCCTCGTTCACGGTTTCAATGCCGTCGTAATGCTCCCGGTGTTCCGGGTCAAGGATTTCCCGCGCTCTCGCAATTTCCATTCTGTTCCTCCTTGCCCGGCAGCATCTTTGCCACCGCCTCCGTGAAAAATTCCTTTGATCGTTCAAAGCCATAGGCATTGCGGCCACACTCCCAGGCAGCGCGCAGCGTCGAGCCGCTGCCAGCGCAAGGGTCTATCACCACATCGCCGGGATCGGTGAATATCTCAATCAGCCGTTTCAGCACACCAACCGGCTTTTGTGTCGGGTGGATTTTTGGGTACTCTTTTCCATCCCGTTCCCAGGCAAAACCTTATCCTCATGCGCACGCGCTGTAAAATCCAACTTGGCGGTTTTGTTGACCAGCTCTTCCCAGAGTTGAATCAGTTCTTTCGGGCCGGTCTCCACATCAATGTCTCTTACACCCTTCTTAAGGCCCATCCCAGACCGGCAGAGGTTCAATCGCTCCATCTTACTTATCTGTCAAACCTCTTACGCAAAGCCTCCATGGGCAAGTACAAGAAGGAGGATGCAATTCGTCTGCGTGAACTGGCAAAACACTCTATTGGTACAGACAGCCCGGCGCTGGCTTTGCAGATCCGTCAAGCAGTTTCACAAATCGAACTTTTCTCCACTCAACTTGACCAAGTAGAAACTGAGATCGCCGCCATCATGGACGCCCTTCGTTCTCCAATCATGACTATTCCGGGAATTGGACATCTAAACGGAGCGATGATTCTTTCTTGTATTGGAAACATCCAGCGGTTTTCTTCACCATCTAAGCTCCTCGCCTATGCTGGTCTTGATCCCGCAGTAATCCAGTCTGGTAATTTCAACGCCAGAAGTACGAGAATGTCTAAGCGAGGCAACTCCATGCTACGCTATGCCCTAATCAATGCCGCGCACAATGTCGTCCGAAACAATGAGACATTTGCGCAATACTACAATTCTAAAATTGCCCAGGGAAAGTCCCATTATTGCGCATTGGGCCATACCTCCCATAAGCTCATCCGAGTCATCTTTACTTTGCTTACAAAAAATATTGTTTTTGACTTGGCTTAATTTTCTCTATTTCGATCCGGGCTGCGAAAGCAGCTCTGCTTTGCTGTGCCCTTTTTTCTCTTACAATTTTTCAGTTTTTCCTATTGACTTTCCATAGTTGGTCTCCTTTGCCGTCTCGCTCCCGCTCGACGGTCAGTGTTTCAGTGTCCGGCGTTACAGTGTTTCTTGAAGAAAGCGGAACGACCGCCGAGGTTGCCGCTGGCATTCGACCGGGCATTGTCCAGGTCGGAGCTGAACACCCCGGCGCTGGCCCCATCGTCCCAGCGGCCGCCGCGAATCAGGATGTACTCGCCCTCGGTGTTGTCCACATAGCAATAAGCCCCAGGCTCCCCGGCGTAGAACGCCAGCGCTTTCAACTGCTCGCTCTCGCAATCCATGTTGACCCGCTCCCAGGGGATGCCGGTATAGTCGCCCTCGATCTTGCTGTCCGTGGTAAAGGTGATCTTCTCACGACCCACGGAAACAAACACAGGCTTTCCCTCGTTGTCGGTGATAGGCTTCCAGCCGGTGCCGCCCTCCGACAGATCGGTTTCGGGCAGTGCCGCGTCGTTGTTCTCCGCCGCCTGCAAAGCGCCGTCCAGGATGCGCATACCACGGGCAAACTCCCAAATGTTGCCGCAGAGATCGTGGACACCCGTTGCGGTGTGATCGTGCGTCCATGTGGCCGGGCCGGTGCCGGTGGCCGTCATGCCGCCGTTGCCCACATTTTCGCCCTTTTCGCTGGTATCGCCGTGCCATCTGCCGCAATCGGTGTTGCCATGGGGCAGCGTCCCCAGCTTGGCGCTGATGTTCGCCAGCAAGCCCCACTCCGCAGCGGTCAGGCAGTGCCAGCCCTCGCCCTTGGAGAAGCACAGCTCCGCGAAATCTTCCTGCGTAATGTTGGTAACGGGCTTTGCGCCGGGCAGGCTGTACGGCTTGTCGCCGATCATGGTATTTTGGTAGACGGAAATAAAAATCTCGTCGTAGACCTCGCCGCCGATGATGAAAGCAGGATGTACCTTGTCGCTGCCGCCGAACAGCTCCTTGTTTGTCACCCGGCGGAAGCGGTGCATGATGGAGGGGATGCCCGCGTTATCGTAGATCGCTACCACATTCCACTCCATACCGTCCTCTACGGGGACGGGCGCGGTGATCTCCTTGCACTCCGGCGCGGTGTCCTCCGCCGCCTCCATGCGGGCCTCGTCCTCTTTCACATGGGACAGAAAGGCCGCCGCCTGTTTGCCCACAAAGTCCTCGCCGCCCTCGGCGCTCATAGCCAGCCCGAAATACCGATAATTGACCTTTGCCATATTGTTTTCCATGCTGTTATCTCCTCTCTCCGACGGTCACATAGGCCGTCTGCTTTTTATTCAGCTCCAAATCCACGGGAGCCTTGCAGGAAAGACAGGTATGCGAGAAAGTTTCCGCCGTCATGTTGGTCTTGTAGCGGAATGTCTTGCCGCATTTGCAGTGCATGAATACGGGGCGCAGCTTCTCCAGCGCCGTTTCGTAGCCACAGGAACACTTAAAGCCGTAGGTTTCGCGCTTTGCACAGAACGCCTTGACCTCGCCGCACTCCTCACACTTTACCAGCAGGAAGCCCTTGTAAGGCCCCTGGTCGTCGTCGGGCTGGTTGGTGTTCCAGGTTTCCCGGCTGCCAAACATCCGCTCTACACGGCTGCGGCGCTCCGGCTCATGTCGGGACGGGGTGCTTGCTTTTTCAGGGCGGTTGTCCAGCCGGACACTCTCGCCGGTGGTGGTGTCCTCCAGATACACGCCTCCGCCCTTGGCGAAAGCTCGCAGCGCGCCGCGCTGGCACAGCTCCCGCACATCCTGAATTTTGATATTCTCCATGGTTTTCCTCCTATTTTCTTTTGAATTGCTTGTATGCCGGACAGGTGGCCCAGTGCGGAACAAAGGCGACCTCTCCCGTCTTGCTCTCTGTTGCGGTGCCGGTGATCGTGTCGCCCTCGTCGGTGATAAATACTTGGTTTCCGCCCTCCGCCACAAATACCGGCTCCGGGTCAACGGGCATCGACTTTCCGCTTTTCATCCGCACCCAGTCGATTTCTGCGCCGCAGCCTTTACATCTGCTCATTGGTGATCTCCTTTCTCATGCGCGCCAGCTCCCGCCGCGACGGCCCGATGTATTTTGTGCCGTCCCAGTATTCCGGGTTGAAGCGGCAGGCCCGGCAAGTGTTCATCGGACAGCCGATGCACTCATTGATCTGGCCGAACTCGTCAAAGGACGGGGCCACTATGACCAGCACCAGCGACACGATTGCCAGAATGAAGCCCAGCGCCGCCGTAACTCCGGCAGCAATAAGCAGCGCCACCATGTCAACCTCCCGTGCTGCCAAAGCCGCCACGATTGCGGTTGCCCAGGCTCTCCACCGGGACAAAGGAAACAGCAGGGGCTTTCTCCACAAGTCGGAACTGACAGACGCGCGTACCCTTGGGGATGGTCGTACCCTCTTGCCGCAAGCAGATAGCAGGGAAGCCCCACACATCACCGTCGCCGCAATAGTCGTTTTCGATCACGCCCATACTGTTGGCAAGCAGGATGCCCCACTTTTCAAAGGTGGAGGAGCGAGGGACGATGTGGGCATAGTAGCCGTCGGGGATTTCAATAGAAACACCCAGGGAAATGATCTTGTAGTCCAGGAAGTTGAGCGTGGTTTCCTCTGCTGTGCAAAGGTCAATCCATTCTCCGTGAACTTCCGGCAAGGGATTTCCATGGGTGTTGATTCTCACATTCATATTTAGTTGCCTCCGATTCTTTTGCAAAATTCTTTTGGTTTCACCAAGGGGCCGTCGCCCGGCAGAGCCAACCACACTTCCGCGTCGAGGACTTCCAGCCAGTCGCAGCCCCAGTATTCCGCCGCGTTCAGGATAGCGGCATAATTTGAGCCATGCGGCACGATCACTTGTCCGTATTTCGGATGCACGACCTTTGCACGGCCTTTTGCGCACCAGCGGTTTTCCCGCTCCCGCGCCGTGGCCTGTTCGTGAATCCGCGCCCGCTCGTCCATCATTCCAACATACCGAGCTTGCGCATACGGCGCAGCCACTCCGCGTCTTTCTCCTGACCGTAGAACGCATGGGCCAGCCAGCCGCCGAAAACGAGCAAGGCCAGACCGCCCAGGCCTACAACGATGATCTGCCAAATTTCTTCCGCTCCGCCGGAGGCCAGCAGAGCGATAAAGCCCAGCCACATCAAAGCGCCGCCGATGGCTTCCCGCCTCCGATTCATGCGCCGGGCGCGAGCTGCATCACGCTTGCGCCGCAGTTGTACCCGCTTCCGGCGCGCCATTTCAGCGTCGTACTGTTCGGGGGTATAGATATTGATTTGTGTGCGGGCATTGTTTTCGATGATCTCCGTGTATGCAACTCTCAT